ACGGAACGCTCAAGGCTATTTATAGGAACAGACACAATGTATGCATGGTGTATGGACCTGCAAAGGGTTTGTAACGCCAAGTTGTGCATTCAGGCAATATACCACATTTATGTCTTATTCAACTCAAAACAAAACCCCCAGTACTACCATTGTCACCACTTGTGACAACGAACATGGTTTCACCACCATGCAAAATATAAGTGAAGAGGAACCCTTCAAGGACCACATGATCTATGGGTCGATGTATGTTGGTTTCTCAAAATGGCAATCCTCTAGCGTGGTGTTTTTTGATGTCATCTTCTTTGATGAGATCTTGAGGCCCACTCGGGACCCTCGGCGGTGCGCGGAACGGTTAATGGCGTTCGCACACTTCCACTCTAAGCAGTATGAGTACCCTGCAGTCTTGTTTAGGCCTTTGTGGTGGCAACACCCCGTCCTTGATTTAGCAGAGAAAGGTGCAGCATTGTCGGAGGCTGATGACGCTTTTGGCGATATTGGTGACCCTTATGCGTGCCCGCAGTTTGCTTACATGATGGACATTCTGACGGAAGGGATTAAGCCCGAAGCTGACACAGCCACCACTGCAATGTGTATTGGTGTTGCCGGCCTAGGTGCCATTGTGGTTTACCAAGCCGCCCTGTATGTTGGTATCAGTAGCAGGAGTGTGTCTCGACCTAGCACAAGCATAGTTGATAGCATCGTACAACAGGTCTTTGACACGTTTACTGATTCTATTAAGCGCAGTCTCACTGACAGTGTTCGTGACCTGGGTTTAACTTCATGGCCAAGACTTATCGCCGACCTTGTCGCTGCGGTGATGGTTATCACCGGTTCAGTGGCTCCCAGTGAGAGAGTGCTCGCTGGGCAGATTTATGCTTTACTGCATTTGCCATCCTTTTCAACACTCACCACCACACAACATGTCTATTTAGGCGCTGTTATGTTTGCTCTCTGGAAATCGTGCGGGAGCGGACACAACATCAAACCTGAGACTGACGCGCCTAGTAGCGTTGATGTTCAGACAAATGTGGCTGATGCATTGTTGTTGGCTAACCCAAAATGGGCTCAAGACTTTAAGCAGGTTTCCAAATGGTGCAAGGAGGCGGCAACAGTCGTGAGCATGTTGATACTTGTGCAGAAGCTCATATCCA